GAAATATACCGTACAGCCTATGAGCGTATCGACGCAATCGCTTGGAATACTAACCCAAGGGCTACTGATATTGAGCAACTGCGGCCTACTCGTGCATTTAGAGAGGCGTACGCAAAACTTACCCAGGTGATAATGACCGAACATAAGCGATTGGATAAAGATTACCCCGACCTTCAGACAATTGGAGAAGAGGTACATGAGGCTGAGTTAGATCGTGCATTAAATGATTACCGAGCGATTTTTGCCGACCCTACCCTAATGAAGGGACCGGGGCAGGTTGATTACGATGAACGGGAACGCCAAATAAATCTATTAGAGGATAAGTATGGGCCTACTATGATGGGTAGAGTTCGTGAAGAATTAGACCTTGGTGACCACCCTGTCGTAGTCAAATTAAGGAAGATACAAACCACTCTACGCCCTTATTGGAAAATTTCTGACGATGTTGCTGATGCAGCCCTCGCCCATCCTAAATACAGTGACACTGAGAAAATTATCCTGGGCCGATTCATACAAGCCCTAGATGAGAATGATCCTCATGCGGAAAATTATTTACGCAGTGGTGCTAGGTTAGCTGAGATGTATATTATTTCGGACTATGATAGCATTGTTGCCCAATTGCAGAAACAGATGCGTAGCACTACACCGGAAATAGGGAGCGCCCTATTATTAGCTGATTACAGTACGAAGCCTACAAGTATTCAGGAGATGGGTATTACAGCCGATATCCTCCAGCAAAGCTTTGGAGTTACTCCTTGACTTTTAACTCTATTTATGTCTACCATCATTTATGATCCCTCCTTAAAGGAGCATCATGCAAGAACCTTTGCAAGAACCCCAGGAAGACCCACAGGTTCTCCCTGAATCTCAGGGGGAGCCCGAACAGGAACCCGATTACAAGGCTAAAACCGAGGAGCTGGAAGCTCTGGTCGCCAAATTGCAAAACGACCAGAAATCCAGGGACGGCCAACGCCGCAGAGAATCGGACCGGGATGCAGAGCTAACTGGTGTCCGGGATGATATGACCGCCCTCCGGAAAATTATGACCGTCTATATGGACGGGATGAACCGTGGAGACCCTTCGGAGGTCCAGGCTCAGATATCACAGATTAACCAGGAAGCAGCTCAGAGCCAGTCTAATAGAGATTGGGACTCCCGGTATGACAAGGAACAGACTCGCCTCCTGGCTACGCTTCAGGATGAAAACGAGAACCTCCTTATCAATGAAGAAGACGCCCTTAAAATTCAGGACCTATGGAAGAAAGCCTGGGAGTTGGCCCAGCGGGGTAACTTTGAAGGGGTCTACGACACTCAGATAGAAGCCCAGCGAATGGTCCTCCAGGCAGAACGAAAGAAGATGGAGTCTGATAAGAAGACTCTACGCGACGAAGCCAAGACAGCCGGTAAGAAGGCCCTTGAACGGGCTGGCATTGCCGACCTTGACACAGGTTCTGCAATAGCAGGTGGGAGCGAAGAACTCCACGGTGCTGCTTTAATTGAAAGGGGTCTTAGAAGCCGACAAAATCGACTCTAGGAGACCGCTACTATGCCAACTCTGAGTGAATACCAGAAGCTGGCCACTGATGATGTAACTGCTGGTGTTTTTGATAACATCATAACCGCATCTGAACTGGCCCCCTTCTTGCAGTTTCGATCCTTCTCTGGGAACTCTCTGGTTTACAACCGTGAAAGTACCCTTGGTTCGGCGGCAACTCACCAGGTAGGAGATATCTGGTCAGACACCGAGCCCACGTACACCAAGAAAACGGTGTCCCTGACTACGGTAGGTATACAGCATCCAATGGACCGCTTTGCCATGCAGACTGCTGACAATGTGCAGTCCCAGGAAGCTGTGCTTCTTGCCAAGATGGCCAAGTCCATCTCAAGAAAACTGGAGGACCTGCTTGTTACTGGGAACTCCGGTTCTGTATCCACTGAACCCGAGGGATTAACCTCTCTCCTCATTAGTGACACTCGGCTCCTTATGATGGATGACGGGTCTACCCCTTCAACTATCGCAGGTGACGAGACTGAGCTTACCCTTGACCGCCTGGACGCTATGATTGACATGGTGGAGCAGGGTAAGCCCGACTTCCTGATGATGAATAAGACCATGCGGCGCAAGATGACTGCTCTCGCCAGGGCCACCGGCTCCGGTGTAGTGCTAGACAGTGAGAAAATGTTTGGCCACCAGTATGTGGTCTACAATGGCATCCCCGTAGTTATTAACGACTACGTGACCAACAGTGAAACCTATGAAAATTCCAGTGCTTGGGCTTCCTCCACGGCCACTACCATTTACGCCATCAAGACCGGGGAAGAGAAGCAGGGCTGGACTGTTATCCATAACGGAGCCGTACTCGACCCCGATGTACAAAGACTGGGCACCAAGTTCGATAAGAACGAAGATGTATACCGTATGGCGGTCTATCTGAACGCCGTACTCTACAGTGCTAAGGCTTGTGCCGCTCTGGCCGGTATTGACTCCGAGGCTTAGATGATAGGAGGACCCCATCATGGCTGACCCTCATGTATTTAAGGCTGAAAATGTGTTCTCTGCGACGATTGGCTCTACAGACGTAACCGCTGGAGACATGATGTACTTCGACGGCACCGACTGGGAGCTGGCAGACGCCTCTGCCCACACTACTTTCTGCGAGGCGATGGCAGTTGGCACTTATAACTCCGGTGATGTGGGCGTACTCTGCACTGGTGGTATTATCAAAGACATTGACGCTCCCTATACTCAGGGGGCCGCGATGTATCTATCAGAGACTGCTGGTGCTATCACCGCTACCATCCCTACAACGAACGCTGCCATAAAGCAGGTGGTTGGTTTTTCTCTGTCTACCTCTGATGTTCGGGTAAACATCCGTATCCCGAGTTACCAGAACCAGTTCTTCCCGGTGAGTGCTTATGACACTTCCGGTGAACCTGGCCTTGGTGTGGTGACGGATGGGTGGCCCGGCCCTGGGCTTGACGCTGCTTCTGAGACTGCCTATGTAGTAGGCCGTTTCCCCGACAACTTCGTTGAGCAGGAGATGGCACGGATCGTAACTAGCAATACGGCGGGGTCTGCCGTGGACTATGACTTCACCGTTACAGCCGGTTATGACAATGCGTCGAATGCCCAGGATACTGGTGCGGCAATCACAGCCAGTACCTCTGAGACAACCCCCGCAGACAACTTGCTAGTGACCTTCGATGTCACGGCAGCTCTTGACTCAGGTCTTCAGGGCCCTGGCCGTAACTTCGCTGTCCTGATTGACCCGGACGGTGTAGGCGGTGGTGAGCAACAGATTCTCGGGCTGAACCTTGGCTGCTTAGTGGTCTAGGTTTGGAGGGTACGAAGTACATCCGTGTGGACCTGGGTGGCAACACCTGTGTCCATGCAGACCTGGTGAACAGTCAGGTTGGCTTCAGCGTCCGTGATGAAGGAGCCAACCCATCTCGTCCACCTATGGCTGATTTCTGGTTGTCTCCTAGCAAGCTGGCAAAGCTCCACTCAATTACGAGTCAACTGGTTCCCCAGCCCAAGCCTACTCCCAAGCCTCGCCCGGCGCGAGAGAGTAGTTCACCTTTCCTTCAAGCAAATGTAGGTCCTATTCTCAGGCATCCGGTGGGCTTAATGAGGCCACCTCCCTGGTGGCTCAAATGGCTGTATTCGGCAGTGGTAACCAAGGAGCAGTATGGTAACGACTAGTGTGATCTGTGGCTGTGGCAGGGAACTGAAAACCCAGAGAGCTATGACCATGCACGAAACCAGCAAGCTCCATAAGGCGTGGCTGGAAGGGCAATCGGTCGATAGTGTGGATGACCCTGTGATGGATGAGACCCTTGTAGCGGCCCTGAGAGCCGCAAAGGAGGGCCTTGATCCCCGACAGGTAGCCAAGATGGTGCGCTCCGTGTTTAACCGCAAGGAGTGGCCTGATGGCAGTCATGCGGGGACTGTTGCCGACTGGCTTCAGGATCACAATATACCTATAGTGAATGTCCCTTCTCACACTGACCCGGATGATCACCGGCAGTACATAACCAGTACTCTCAGCGACCTCAAGTCTAAGGGGTACGGGACCGAGCGGTGGGAGATCAAGGAGTAATCATGGCAGAAGTGCTACCTAAAAAGGATGACATAATTCACGCTGAGGCCCTGGCATTAGGCTCCTCAGCAGAAACCCTGGCCAGCGCGGGTGCTACCATCCCCCAGAACACGGGGGATATTGTGGTGATCTGTCCTTCCGGGGACTCTCTCCACATGGCTCCGTCAGTTACGCCCACCTCTAGTCTGGGGCAGCGGGTTACCCTTGGGCATCCAGGGCGTGTCCCTCACTCTCATCAGAAGACGATGAAGTTCATATCGGACGACAGTTCCGATGTGACATGCATCCTCATTTATTACAGGGGCGGTGGCCAGCAACACTTGGCCTACACCAAGACGGAGCCCTTCTAATGCCTGGACAGAATCGCAAGGGTAAAATACAGGCGAATATATTCAAGATGGTGGATGCCAACGGTATCACGGCAGGGACCCCCGAGAATGTCTGGGTGCCCACCAATAACAGGCGTGTCCGTCTGCTAGGGTGGTCGCTGTCATCGTCAGCCAACGCAGCTATAGAGTTTGTAGCAGCATCAGCCGACACTACCGTGCTGGCCCAGACCCCTTTGTTGGCAACGGCAGGCACCCACGACTCCCCCGATTTGGGGGACGGCATATTACTGGCAAGCAATGACGATCTGCAAATTGATGTGACTGGCACTTCCACTGTCTCCGGTATGGTCTGGGGAGTTGAGGAAGGGGCCGGTTACTAGGAGGCCATAATGGCTGGTGAAAGGTATCACCAGGATGGGTTTAACACACTGACTTCAACTGCGGATTCGGCTGCGTCCCTGACAGTAAATGCCAGCACGGCTCACCGCATCTGGCTCTATGAAATAAACATGGGCAATGTGGGTACTCCAGCCGACCTGACCAGTATCTACTTGATCGGTCAGCTCACAGCTCCCGGCTCCAGCGGCGGGGCGATTACGTCCACATTGATAGCTGATGCTGCCGGGCAAGCCGCACGGTCAGTGTTTCATTCCAACCTGACTACGGAGCCTACCTACGTTAATACTTCGACTACTTCTGGTCTGGCCGTGGTAGCCGATGGGGACCTGTTGCGGGTTCCTCTGAACCACCGTGCCACCTACCGCTGGGTAGCACCTCCAGGTGGAGAGTTCGTAGCCCCTGCCACTACCACTGACGGGTTCGGGGGTAAGGCTGACCATGCTTCGGCGACTACCGATTACATGATTGGCTTCCACTGGACGGAGTAATGGCTGAAGGGTACGCCGTAATCACTGACCCGTATGGGGGGGTACAGGAATCCAGTACGTTCAACTGCTGCCACTGCCAGTACCTGGTTCATGTGCATCTGGGCTCTGGCACCCAGCGCGGGTACTGCTTCTTATGCGATGCCCCCACCTGCGGGAAGCCCCGGTGCAATGATAACTGTGCCCCCTTTATGAAACGGATTGAGGCGCAGGAGAACCGCTACCGATTGCATAAAGCTATAGAGCGTGGTTGCGATAATTCTTAGATAATTAGGGTCCTGCCTCAGACGGGTAGGCCCTCTGAGGTGGTAT